CGGCGGGTGGGCGCACTGTGACTGCGTCGCCGCGCCGGCAGACGTCCGTCCGGCCGACTTCCAGCAGGGCGCGGCGCTGAACGCAGGGCACATGCTCCGGTCGTTGGAACGGCTGACCGCCGCGCAACCCGAGCACGAACGCTACGGCATCGAGGTCATCGGCTGCCAGCGGTGCGGCGACGTGTGGGAGCGGCGCGGGGCCGGGCGGGTGCTGCCCGCGTCACCTGACCCCGACCTCGTCAAGCGCGAGCGGCGATGACCTCGGTCGCCGAGCTACGCGGCTGGGCGGCCGACCTCAACCCCGACGCATGGAACGACCCTCGAGCGCGGCTGATCGTCCCCGCCTTCGAGACCGACGCGGCGCCGTGGCCGACGCTCGGCCCGGAGGTCTGCGACTTCATCGAGGGCAAGCTCGTGCACGGCCCGGGCGACATCCTCGGCGCCCCGGTGACGCTGTCCGACGAGATACGGGCGATCCTGTACCGCGCGTACGAGGTGTACCCGCCCGGGCACCCCCGCGCTGGGCGGCGGCGGTTCAAGCGGGTGGTCATCTCGCGCCGCAAGGGGTGGGCGAAGACCGAGGTCGCCGCCTGGATCGCGATCGTCGAGCTCGATCCGGAGGGCCCGGTGCGGTGCGACGGGTGGCGCCGCCGCGATGACGGGGGACTGGCGCTCGACGACTACGGCGTGCCCATCCCGATCGGCCGGCCCGTCCGCGACCCGTACATCCCCATGATCGCGTTCACCGAGGAGCAGACCTCCGACCTCGCGTACGCCGGCGTGAAGGCCATCCTCGAGGAGGATGCGTGCGCGCTGGTCAACGACTACGACACCGGCACCGAGCGGATCCTGCACAAGGCCGCCCCGGGCAAGCTCGCGGCGCTGGCGGCGGCACCGAACAGCCGCGACGGTGCACGCACGTCGTTCGACCACCGCGACGAGACGCACCGCATGGACACCACCCGGCTGCTCGATGCGTGCGAGACGATGGACGACAACCTCCCGAAGCGCGTCGAGGCCGACGCGTGGTCGCTCGCGACCACCACGATGTACGGGCCCGGTGAGGGCTCCCAGGCCGAGAAGGACCACCGGTGGGCGATCGACACGGCCGCCGGCCGCATCCCCGACGCGGCGCTGTACTTCGATCACCTGCAGGCGTCGGAGCGGTGGGACTTCGACCTCGCCGAGCTGCACCGCGCGGACACGGCCGCCGCGATCCGCATGGCGATGATCGACCAGATACGCGGCGCGTTGATCCAGGCGTCGGGTGACGCGCTGTCGTACGCCGACCTGCCGTCGATCATGTCGCTGCGGTTCCTGAAGATCGGCACCGACGAGAACCGGGGGCGCCGCTACTGGTGCAACCAGCGGCGCCGGTCGTCGCGGAAGTGGACCGAGGTCACGGCGCGGTGGCCAGACCTCGCGCAGGTCCGCCCGGTGACGAAGGACGCCCCGGTGGTGGTCGCCTTCGACGGGTCGTACAACCGTGACTGCACCGCCCTGGTCGGATGCACCGTCGAGGAGGTCCCGCACGTGTTCGTGATCCGGGTGTGGGAGCGCCCGGTCGACCTGCCCGGCTGGCGTGTCTCGGTCGACGAGGTGGTCACCGCGGTCGAGGACACGATGGAGACCCACAACGTGGTCGAGCTGTGCCCGGACCCGTCGGGGTGGCGTGAGCAGGTCGAGGCGTGGGAGGTCAAGTGGGGGTCACCCGAGCCCGTGCTGCGGTTCGAGCAGACCCCGTCGCGGTCGGGGCCAGCGACCGACATGTTCGAGAAGGCGGTGCAGGGCTCGGAGCCCAGCGGGGTGGTGCTCCTCACGCACGACGGCGACCCCGACCTGGAACGGCACCTGGAGAACTGCGTGCCCGTCGACTCGCGGGGCTATCGCATCATCCGCAAGGAGTCCGTAGATTCCCCGAACAAGATCGACGTTGCGGTAGGAGCCGTCATGGCGCACGCCCGGGCCCGCTGGCATTACCTCAACCCGAAGACGACCAAGCGCATCCAGCCGTTCGCCATCTGGGGGTAACCGTGACCGACCAGCCCCGCCCTCGACGGGCGGTCAACGACCGGCCGGCCAGGACCTGGAACGCGCGCACCGTCGCCGCGTTGGCGCTGCTGCTCGCGGGGCTCGCGACCGCGCTGTGGGGGCTAGTGCCGATGGTCGTGCGCACGACGCGCGTACTCTACGCCTTGATCGGCGGCCCGCTCGCGCAGGAGTTCGCGCTGATCATCGTCGGCGCGGCGCTCGTCACGGTAGCACTGCGCATCGACGACGGACAGGAGCGACGGTGAGGCTACTCGACCGGTTCCGACCGGGCACGGGTGGGTCGGCCGACCGTCAGATCACCAGCCTCGACGACCTCGCGAGCACCCTGACGGAGATGTACTACGGCGGGCTGGCGTACAACCTGACCCAGACGTACGCCTCGGCAGGCGATGACACCGAGCGGGTCCCGCACAACTACACCGGGTATGTCAACGGCGCCTACAAGGCCAACGGCATCGTGTTCGCGTGCATGGCGCTGCGGATGCTGGTGTTCAGCGAAGCGCGGTTCGTGTACCGCCGCCGTCGGCGTGGGCAGGCCGCCGAGCTGTTCGGCAACACCGGGCTGGCAGCCCTCGAGCGGCCGTGGCCGAACGGGTCGACGGGCGACCTGCTGTCGCGGATGATCCAAGACGTCGACCTCGCCGGCAACGCCTACGTCCGCCGGGTGTCCGGGACCGCGATGCTCGACCGTCCCCGCCTCGAGCGGCTGCGCCCGGACTGGGTCGGCATCGTCGTCGGCTCGAACGCCGACCTGCTATCGGGCGACGTGCTCGGCTACGTGTACTGGCCCGGCGGCCCGGGGTCGGGTGAGGACCCGATCGGCATCCTCCGCGAGGAGATGGCGCACTGGGCGCCGTACCCCGACCCGCTCGCCGAGTACCGGGGCATGTCGTGGCTGACGCCAGGGCTCCGCGAGATCGCCGGCGACAAGCTCGCGACGGTGCACCGCATGAAGTTCTTCGAGCACGCCGCGACGCCGAACATGGTCGTGCGGATGGACCCCGCCCTGGTGTCGGACCCCGACCAGTTCCGCGACTTCAAGGAGGCGATGGACGACGCGCACGGCGGCGCGTGGAACGCCTACAAGACGCTGTACCTGCTCGGCGCCGCCGACGCTGACGTGGTCGGGTCGAACTTCCAGCAGATGGACTTCAAGAACACGACCGGGCTCGGTGAGACCCGGATCGCGGCGCTTGCGGGCACGCACCCGGTGCTGGTCGGTCTGTCCGAGGGGATGCAGGGGTCGGCGCTCAACGCGGGCAACTACGGGCAGGCGAAGCGGCGGTTCGGGGATGCGACCATGCGTCCGCTGTGGCGGTCGGCGTGCGCGGCGCTCGAGGGGCTGTCGGAGCCGCCCGCCGGCGCGGAGTTGTGGTTCGACACCGAGGACATCGCCTTCCTGGCCGAGGACCGCAAGGATGCCGCCGAGATCGCGTCGATCCGCGCGCAGACCCGCCGCACGTACCTCGACGCCGGGTACACCCCGGACAGCATCAACGCGGCGCTGGCCGCGAACGACGAGGACCTGCTCGTGCACTCGGGACTGTTCAGCGTGCAGCTCCAGGCCCCGGGGGCGACGACCGCCCCGGCGGTCGGCGCTGGCGACGACGACGAGCGGGCGTTGATCAACCAGCTCCTGGCCGGCGCGGCGCTCGCGGTGCGCGAGGGTCGCACGTCGATCGCCGACAACCTCCTGAGAACTGCCACGGCGATCGCCGTGGGCAGCAACGGGCACCAACCGCAGATCACGCAAGGGGAGACCACATGACGCTCACGACTGAGGACCGCCGCGTGCGCGCGGCGGAGCTGAGGGAGCGCGGCGAGCTGCGTCGTGCTGTGAACCCGCTGGAGCTGCTCCGCGAGGGCCGCACGGCCGAGGAGCTACGCGCGGACGACGTCGCCGACCGCGAGGCGCTCCGCGCCGCCGACGCGATGGCCGTGCGTCTCGAGCCGCCGTCGCAGGACCTGTACCGCATGAACACCGACATCGCCTTCCGCGCCGTCGACGACGACGAAGAGGGCGAGGAGACCGGGCTCGGCACGATGATCGGGTACGCCGCGGTCTTCAACGACTGGACGACGATCGACTCGTGGGAGGGCCGCTTCAAGGAGCGGCTGATGCCCGGCACGTTCAAGAAGACCATCCGCGGCGCCGAGGGCAAGCGCACCAAGGCGCTGTACAACCACGGGTGGGACCCCTACATCGGCCAGAAGCCGCTCGGCCCGCCCGAGACGATGCGCGAGGACACCACCGGTCTGTGGACCGAGACCCCGCTGCTCGACACGTCCTACAACCGCGACCTGGCGGTGCTGCTCGAGGGCAAGGCGCTCGACGGCATGTCGTTCCGCATGGAGGTCATCCGCGACGACTGGGAGAAGGAGTGCGACCACTGCCGCAAGCGGTTCGACCTCCGGAAGGCCGAGTCGAACTGGTACGGGTGGACCTGCCCTGAGTGTGAGCGCACGAACGACGCGTGGAACCCGAAGTACCTGCCCGAGCGGACCATCAAGGAGGTCCGCATGCCCGAGTACAGCGCGGTCACGTTCCCCGCCTACACCGCCACGACCGTCGGCATCCGCTCGGCCGACGCCTTCGACGCGTGGGTCAAGGCGGGCATGCCGATCACCGAGCGGCGCCGCCCCGACAACCTCGACAAGGCTGACTTTCCAGCAGATCCGCGCACCGCGCCGCCTGACCCCGCCGCGACCGCTGATGGCCGCAACCCTGCGCAGCCTGGTACAACTAGCCGTGACGCGCCGCCCGACGCTGGGCACCCGTCCGACGCGCCGGCCGACTCTGGCCACCCGTCGCCACCCGAGCGCACGCCACGGAAGACCCGCGAGCAGCGCAAGCTGCGCGCCGCCATCCTCCGCGAGCACCGTGCGCGCCGTGATCAGCGCGACCTGTCGCGCTACACCCGCGAGGAGGCCGACGGTGGCCGAGCAGACGTACAAGCAGATCCTGAACCGACTTCAGGACATTGAAGACGAGGTCGATCGGCTTGCCGCGATCGATGACGATGACCTGACGCCCGAGCAGGAAGCCCGCTGGCACGAGATCAACGACGAGTGGGAAGAGCTCGACCGCGAGCGCAAGCGGCTGGAGCGCGACGAGGACCGCGCCCGGATCAAGCGGGCGAAGATCGCTGACGTGGCGCGCGGCGCGGCCGGCCGCAGCGGCGCGACCGGGACCCGCGTGTACGGCGGTGCCGACGCCGGCCCGACGGGCGAGCCCGACAGCGTCAAGGAGGGCCGCTTCCGCGACCCGTGGGACACATCCGAGATCCGCATGGGGCTGTCGCTGGCGGCCCGGACCTCCGAGCTGCGGTCGCGTGCCCGGTCGGCGATCGAGAAGATGCCCGCGACGACGAGCGAGCGTCGCGAGGTCATGACCAAGATCATCGACCGCTACGACACCAAGGACGCGCGGCTCTCACAGCTCGCGCTGGCCACGTCGTCCGAGGCGTACGTCCGCGCGTTCGGGAAGCTGATCAGCAACCAGGGCGCCGTCGCGATCCTCGACAAGGACGAGATGGACGCCTACCAGCGGGCCGAGAACTTCCGCGCGATGTCGCTGACCGACACCGCCGGCGGGTTCCTGGTGCCGTTCCAGCTCGACCCCACCGTGATCATCACTGCGGCCGGGTCGTTCAATCAGGTCCGCCAGATCGCCCGTGAGGTCATCGCGACCGGCGACGTGTGGTCGGGTATCTCCTCGGCCGGCGTCACGGGACAGTGGACCGCTGAGGCGACCGAGACCACGGAGTCCACGCCGGTCCTCGCGCAGCCGACCGTCCCGGTGCACAAGCTCGACGTGTTCGTGGGCATCAGCATCGAGGCGGCGATGGACGCCGAGAACGTGGCCCAAGAGGTCGCGGAGATGATCGCGTTCGAGAAGGAGCGGCTCGAGTCGGTCGCGTTCGTGACCGGGTCGGGTATCGGTCAGCCGACCGGGATCATCACGGCGCTGACCGCTGGCTCGTCGGTCGTCGCCTCGGCGGGCGCGGACGTGTTCGCTGTCGCCGACGTGTACGCGCTCGACGGGGCGCTGCCCGCCCGCTACCGCTTCAACGCCTCGTGGCTGGCGCACCGCCTCGTGTACAACCTGATGCGCCGGTTCGACACGCAGGGCGGCGCGTCGCTGTGGACGACCCTGGGGCAGGGCATGCCCGCCGCGCTCCTCGGACGCCCGAACTTCGAGGCCGAGGCGATGGACGGGACGATCACCGCCCTCGCGGACAACCTCCTCGCGGTCTACGGCGACTTCACCAACTACGTGGTGGCCGACCGGATCGGCACCACGATCGAGTTCATTCCGCACCTGTTCGGCCCCAACCGGCGGCCGACGGGGCAGCGCGGCTGGTACGCCTACGCCCGGGTCGGTGCCGACTCGGTCAACGACGGCGCCTTCCGCATGCTCAACGTCACCTGATCCACGATGACCATCGAGGGCGACGGCTACGGCTCGTTCGACCCCGAGGAGCTGGCGCGGTGCGTGATCGACGCCCGCGCGGTGCCCGGGGAGGACTGGTCGGCGCCGTCGACCCTCGAGGCGACGGGCGTGCACGACGGCATGTCGCGGCAACGGGTCGTGTCGGACGGCTACCGGCATCCGCCGGCGGCGCTGTTCGAGCGGGTGCTGGACCGCTTCGCGCCCGTGCGGATGATGTACGTGTCCCAGCTCGACCCGGGCGGGTTCATCGTCTCGCACCGCGACGCCTCACCGTGGTACGACCGCTGGCATGTGCCGGTCCTCGCGGCCGGTACCTACACCGAGGAGGGCCGCGTGTACACGCCGATCGCGGGCGAGCCGTTCCGCGTGCGGCACTGGGTGTGCCACGCGCTGAGCAATCCCGGGCCCAACGTTCGGGTATCCCTTGTGATCGACCGAGACGTGGCGGTCAGCCGGCCGCCCGCACCGTTCGCACTATGCCTGGAGGGCAATGATGGCTGAGAGCCGCAACACCAAGGACAGCAAGGCCGAGACGCGCGAGCGGTATCAGGACGACCGCTACGTGACGCTGGCCAACCGCCACGACCCCACGCACCCGAAGACCGCAGCGACCGTGCACGCGCCGCACCAGCCAGGCGCCGGCGTCGTGTCCGAGGTCGCGATCGAGCGCGGCCAGAACGAGGCGGGCGGCATGGGCGAGGTCGAGGCCGCCGACGCGCTACGCGACAAGCCCTTCCCCGGCACGCCCGAGGCGGTCGCCGAGCAGGGCGAGTCCGCAGCGTCGAGCGCGGCGCCCGAGTCCCGCAACGTCGCGGATGCCGACACCGGGTTCAAGGGCGCGAAGCTCGGCGCGCTCGACACCGAGCCCGCCGACACCGACCGCGACGAGCTGACCAGCGGCGCCGGCGCGACCGTCGTCGAGGACGGCGAGGCCCGGCCCGCCGACTCGGACGCGAGCTCGGGCAAGTCCAGCAAGTCAGCGAAGAAGGGCTGATCACGATGGTTCGGCGCTGCACTGAGTCGTTCGCAACCGCTGGCACCCCCGCCCGGGTCTTCGCGGCGGGGGAGCTGTACGACGACAACGACCCGGGTGTGAAGGCGCACCCGGGCATGTTCGAGGACCCAGGCGAGTTCGTCGACCGGCGGGATCGCCCGATCCCACAGGCCGACACCCGCGTGGTCGAGTCAACGTCCGCCGCGCCCGGCGAGAAGCGGTCGACGCGGGTGCCGAAAGGCACCGCCCGCACGAAGGGCGCGAAGGACGACGCCTCCGAGGACTAGGTCAACGTTGCGCATCGCATCGGCAGCGCCCGCGGCCGACCGGCGCGCATCGCCCCGGGGTCGGCGAGCGCCGACGTCGGCCCCGGGCAACATAGGTAGGAGCGACATATGGCGGCAACCCGGTACATCGTGACCAAGGGCTACGACTCGGAATGGCGCGGCGAGCGTGTACACGTCCAGGCGGGCGCCCTGCTGCCCGCGAACAGCCCGCACCTACGCGGCCACGCCGAGCATCTGATGGCCGCCGACACCGCCGAGCAGATCGCGCTGGCGCGTGAGCGGTTCCCCGACCTCGCGACCCCGGCTGACTTCGATCCGGGCGAGCACTCGGTCGACGAGGTGCGCCAGCACCTACTCGACCACCCCGAGGACGAGGGCCGGGTGCTGCGCCTGGAGAGCGACGGCCGAGCCCGCAAGACGCTGGTGGGCGGCGACGTCGACGGCGACGCGCAGGAGGGCTGAACCATGTCGGTCAGCTTCGGCCCGGGCGGCGACCAGTACGGCGAAGCTGTCGTGCTCGCGCCGTCGGCCGCCCGCGCGGCGAACGGGCAGGCCGCTGGCATCGGCTCCGCGGAGTACGAGATCGCCCGACTCACGCTCGATGTCACCGCCGCCTCGGGCACGCCGACGCTGACCGTGTTCATCGAGACCAGCCACGACGGGTCGACGTGGGCGGCGGTGGCGAGCTTCGGCGCGAAGACCGGGGTGTCGACCGAACGCAAGGTGTTCGCGGGGCTCGACCGGCTCGTGCGCGCCCGGTGGACGATCACCGGCTCCACGCCGAGCATCACCTTCCGCGTGGCGGGGGAGCTGGTCTGACATGATCTTGCGCGGCACGCCGGCGACGATCAGCGCGCAGTGGCTGGCCGACGAGGCGGCGACCGACCCGGGCGGCGTCTCGGTCACGGTGTACCGCGCCGATGGGGCCGTGCTGACGGCGGGCCCAGCGGCCGGCGCGTTGACCGGGCCCCGGACCTTCAACCTGACGGCCGCGAACACCGCGCAGCTCGACACGCTCCGGGCGGTGTGGCTGTCGGGCACGCACGGGTCGGTCACGACCTACCACGAGGTGGTCGGCGGCTTCTACGTCGACCTGGCAACGTTGCGTGATCAGCCGAACCTCGGTGACACCGTCCGGTTCACGACCGCGAAGCTCAACCGTGCGCGCCGCTGGTGGGCGCACGTCGTGGACGGCTACTGCGGGCGCGCGTGGGTGCCGACGCACCGCATGGAATGGAAGCGGATGCGGCGCGGCGAGGTCCTGCGGCTCGGCCGCCCGCACGTCCGGGCCGTGTACTCGG